GCTCCCGGTCCAGATTTCAACTGGAAAGACTATTTGGTTCTAAGAATCCCATATGACGTTCTACCCGCTGGTTTCTTAGATGCAGCACAGATTGCCCGTGCTCGTGCTACTGTGCATACTGGTACATTTCAGATGGAATATGGAGCAATATTCACAACAGATAGCACTGGATACTATAAGAGGAGCATGATAGAGAAGTGTGTGGTCGGACCTAACTCTAGTGTCGATTTACCAATTTCAGGAAATCCTTTTTTCACTGCTACTCTTGAGGGGTCTAAAAATAAAAAATACGTTTACGGAATCGACGCAAACGCTCAGGGGAGTGACAACTTCTGTATTATCGTACTAGAAGTACACGAGGATCATAGAAGAATAGTTTACGGTTGGACAACCAATACCCAAAAACACAAAAAGGCACAATCTAAATCTGCGACCGAGGAACAAAACTATTATTCATATTGTGCTAGAAAAATTAGGAATTTGATGAAGGTATTCCCCTGCGAGGAATTAGTTATTGACTCTCAAGGTGGTGGATACGCCCTATACGAAGCATTACACGATAAAGACAAATTACAGGATAACGAACAGTTAATTTGGCAAAATGTTGATCCAGACAAGGCTAAACCGTCAGATGATTACACCGGCCTACATATGGTAAGACTGATCAATTTTGCGGATTCTAAATGGATGAGTGAATCAAACCAGACGATGCGTAAGGATTTTGAAGACAAAGTGCTATTGTTCCCTTATTTTGATTCGTTGACGCTAGGACTCTCTTACGAGAAAGACGAAATTGAAGGAAGAACCTTTGATACTCTAGAAGACGCCGTTTTTGAAATAGAGAAATTGAAAGATGAATTGGCGATGATCGTTCACACGGAAACCGCTTCTGGTAGAGACAAATTCGACACACCTGAAACTATTATTGGTGTGGGCAAGAAAGAAAAGGTTAGAAAGGACAGATACTCAGCATTATTAATGGCAAACTGGGGTGCGAGATTAATAAATGCCTACAAACCTCCTGAACCGGATATCGCTATTGGTGGATGGGCTGGTGATAGAGATGGAGATTTTGAATATGGGGCCGATATGTATAATGGTCCTGATTGGTGGGTAAAACACATGAAGAAAGAAAATCCATACGGATAAAGGAGAAGAGATGAAAAACGTAAGAATTTGGCAGTTGGGAAGTATTGAAGAGGGAATCATGCCCACTAAAGAAGCTCTTGAGAACTTACATAAAACGATAAAAGAACAAGACGACTCTAACACTATCAATATAATTTGGGGTCCAGACCCAATCAAGGTAACTCAATATCACGGCGGGGATTAAAAACCTCCATTCTTTTTTATTTTGCTAAACCTAACTTAAAGCCCCGAAAGGGGCTTTTTGTGTATAGATAAGTAATCAAATTACAATACAATTACTTTGGAGGAAGAATGTCAGATTATTATACTTGGGAAACGGAACAGCAAAGGGCGAACGCTTATATTAGATCTAACGCTATAGAGGGCTATGGTGCTGTTGAAAAATCAATGGCGGCTCATGATACCTTTATAGATATAGAGCCAAATAGAAGTGTGAGACCTCAGATGGGGCGTAGAGACTACAATAGATTCCGCCCCGGAGAGTCTGTTCCCAAGAGGCAGAAGAGAATTAAGAAGATGTGTATGGAGGCTTACGAGAAGGTAGGAATCATTCACAATGTAATTGATTTGATGGGAGACTTCGCTTCTCAGGGGATTAGCCTATTGCACGAACAAAAGAACGTAGAAAAGTTCTATAATAAGTGGTTTTCTATGGTTAAAGGTCCAGAAAGATCTGAGCGTTTTCTGAATTATCTCTATAGAACTGGTGATGTAATTATCTTTAGAGAGACGGGATTGATCAGTCCAAAGAGAACTAAGGAATTTAAAAAGGCTAAGGCTGATGGCTTTTCTGATAAAGATCCTGTAGTCAGAAAGAGAAAGATTCCAATTTCTTATACTTTTCTGAATCCATTAGCCGTTGAGGTGAAAGATCCAAATGTAGCAGAGGTTGTAGGAGAAAGGAAATATGTACTTAAAGTAGGCATTGGATTAAACGTATTAGAAAACAGTAGCTATAAAGAGAAGGTAAACAATCTACCAGATTCTCTTAAAACTAATATCTCGAAAAAGAACGAAGTTGATCTGCCAAATGACCAATTGAAAATTTACCACTATAAGAAAGATGATTGGTTGACTTGGGCTAATCCCATGATTGGCCCTATTCTTGATGATCTCATTACGCTTGAAAAGATGAGATTGGCAGATAGAGCAGCACTCGATGGTGCTATTTCTAACATTAGGCTCTGGACTGTAGGTAGTTTGGATCATGGTATTGGTCCACAGAAAGCGGTTCTCAATAGACTTCGTGATATTCTTGCTAGTCATACTGGCGGCGGTACTATGGATCTAGTATGGGGTCCAGAACTTAACTTCAAAGAGAGTTCTACACAGCTCCACCACTTCTTAGGAAAGGCGAAATACGAGCCTATTTATACTGCTATTTATGCTGGATTAGGTATTCCTCAGACGCTGACTGGTAATTCAGGTGGTGGTAATCAGGGGTACACTAATAACTTTGTTTCTATTAAGACCCTCGTAGAAAGGCTTGAATATGGTAGAAGTCTTCTAGTAGATTTCTGGAACCATGAAATGGAAATAGTCGCTAAGGCTATGGGTTTTAATGGCATTCCAACTATTCGCTTTGACTCTATTGTGCTATCTGATGAAGCATCTCACAAAAAGCTTCTACTTGATCTTGCTGATCGTAATATCATTAGTCATGAGACTGTTGTTGAGAGATTTAATGAAATTCCACATATCGAGAAGAAGAGAGTGGGCAAAGAAGAAAAAGATAGAAGAAATGACAAGATGCCCGATAAAGCTTCTCCATATCATGACGCTAATCTCCATAATGAGATTGTTAAGACATTAGTTAGATCGGGACTATTAACTAAAGAATACCTAAACGAAATGGGTATTGATGTTCTCGAAGATATGGAAAAACTAAATAAGGACAAAATGAAGCCTAAAGAATCGGGGGCTGGTCCAGCGGCAAAACAGTCTGGTCCTCCGGGGAGACCTAATTCTTCAAAGGACTCTATTAAGAGAAAACAGAAAAGGGTTTTGCCGAGAAGTAAGGCATCATTTATGAGTTGGGCTAAGGAAGCTCAAGATAAAGTTTCTGAAATTATGACTCCTGCCGTACTTGATTGTTTAGGAAAGAAAAATCTTAGACAATTGACAAAAGAAGAGGCCGCTGAATTCGAAAAAGCGAAAATGGATGTGTTGGCAAACCTAGATCCTATGGAAGACGTAAATAGTGATCAGGTCATTAATATCGTAACTCATAATTTGATTGCTAGTGATGAATTTATGTCTATATATAGTAGTTATATTTACGATTACGTAAAAGAAAATGGCAAGAAGCCACCCGTTAATATCTCAAGAGAATCACAGATATTAGCATTACTGGATCTAGCTGAACATTAAAAAAAAGTATATTTTCTTTAATTTTGTGTATTATATACTGACGAGAAGACATTTTTGAGGAAAGTAATATGACATTAAAAGTTTTTTCCGCAGAAGCGGAAGCTGGTCTTGAGGAACTAATACTTCAAGATACTATTGTCAAAACTGTAGCTTCTATCAAAAGTCTTAAACACGCTAGCAAAGAAGACATCGAAAATGAAACCGATGAACAATTTGCTAGAACTATTGCAAAAGCCAATCCTGATCAAATTGATCTTTATTATTTAGAATCGATTTTAGTCAGTACAGTTTGGAATAAAAACGATGATGTCTTTTTGCCGGAACCAACTTGGGCGGCAAGACATACTCCAGAGGATAAGCAGTTTAATTACATGCACGACGATGATGATATCATTGGTCATATCACTGGGTCTTATGTTGAAGATTTTTATGGTAACTTGATTCCAGACGATACACCAGAAGATAAAATCCCTTCTGAATTCAACATTGTTACACAAGCTGTTATTTATACAGCACGTTCGAATCCAGAAACCAAAGAAAGAATTGATGAAATTATTGATTCTATCGAAAGGGGAGAGGGCAAGTGGAAAGTCTCGATGGAATGTCTTTTTCCTCACTTTGACTACGCTGCTCTCAATAAAGAGACTGGTGAATTCAAAATTATTCCTAGAAATGAGTCGTCAGCTTCACTTTCAAAACACTTAAGAGTTTATGGCGGAAGTGGCGAATATGGGAAATGGAAAATTGGTCGAGCACTTCGTGGTTTAACTTTTTCTGGAAAAGGCTTAGTTGACAATCCAGCAAACGAAAGAAGTGATATTAGGAAAGAAAAAACAGAAGTTGTTACAATCGCTTCTGATAATTTTGCTCCCGAATATAGGTGGGGCAAAAACTATACGGTCACGGCTAGTGACAAAAATTCTGGTACATTCGCTGATATCAGTGAAACAGATAAACTCGAAAATCAGGAGAACAAAATGAGTGAAGATTTAACAAAAAGAATTGCTCAACTAGAAACTGAACTTTCTGAAGCTAAGAAAGATAAGGAAGAAATGAAGAAGAAAATGGATGAGCAGAAATATCAAGAGACAAAAGCTCTTATCTCTCAGCACGAAGATACCATTGCTTCTAAAGATTCCGATATTGCAAGCCTCCAGAAAGAACTCGATGATGCGAAAGCAGCACTCGATACTGCAAAGTCAGATCTAGAAAAAGCAAATGAAGAAAAGGCAGAAGCACAAAAAGCTATTGCACAACTTGAAGAAGAGAAGACTAAGGCTGAAAGAAAGGCCGAACTTGTTAAGGTCGGTGCTAGTGAAGATGAAGCACAAGCTACTGTTGAAGAGTGGCTAGGTGCATCTGACGAGCAATTCTCAAAGGTTGTCAAGCTTACCGAGGCTGCTTACAAGAATAAGTCAGAAGAAGAAGAGGCAATGAAAAAGAAAGGTAAGGCATCTGATGATGTTGAGGATGAAGAAGGCGAAGATGCCTCTGAGTCTCTTGACAACATTGAAGATGACGAAACTTCTCAAGCTTCTTTGAATTCTAATGAAGATGATAGTAAGAGTGGCAACAAGTTGTCTAAGTCTCTTGCAAACTACTTTATTAATCAAAGTAAATAATAGGAGTAAATAAATATGGCACTTAAACCAGATAGAGATTTAGCTCGTACAGATGTTTCGTTCTTCATGAACGAAGTAGCAGAGCGTGGTGGTGTTGCTGTTCTTAGCACTGGTGGTTCTGGTGCTGCTATGGATCAGTCAGCAGCCCTAGTTACATATGCCGCAGAACCAAGTGGAAAGATGCCTCTAGGTATCGTTCTTGGCGACATGGTAAACTACGATCTAACAAAACGTCACCTTGATGACTACAAGTACGAGACTCAGAAAGGTGGTAAAATGGCTCTGCTCAAGCAGGGTTATGTAGTTACAAACAATATTGAAGGGTCTACCACTTCGCTTGCAGGAAAACCTGCTTATATCGCACACAGTGGTAATGTTGCTCAAAGCAATATTGTCGCAGACGATACTGGTGGTCAGATCGTTGGTACATTCCTCTCTAATGTGGATGAAGACGGGTACGCTAAGGTTGAAGTTAACCTTCCACGTACTACTGCTTAATAAATAGGAGAAAAAATATAATGGCTAGAAAACCAAATGATGAAATCCTAGCTCTCTTCGCACAATCGGGAAGTTCTAATAAAGCCGAGGCTTTAGAAGCACAAACCCTGATTGCGGAAGCTTTCTCAGAAGGCTTCAAGATTCTCCCAGAAGAATCAACCGCAGCAGAGCAGGATGATAATAAAGCCACAGCTTTAGAAACTCCACTTCGTAAGGGTGTTTTGTGGCAAAGTGTGATTGACGGAATTTTTGAGACAGAAGAGTGGGGTGCGGGTGATCACCCTGAATATCCACTTGACTTGCTTGCTCCGGGTACTGAAGGTGAGCACATTGCTTACACCATGCCGATGCAAGGTAGAATTCCTGAAAGAAACGTTGAAGCTAGCTTCATCATGATCAATACTTATCAGGTTGCTAACTCAATTGACTTCCTTCGCCGTTTTGCGAGAGAAGCGAGCTATAACGTCCTCGTTCGTGCTCTTGAAGTTATGAAAGCTGGTTTTATTAAGAAGATGAATGACGATGCTTGGCACGTAATTCTTTCAGCAGTCGTTGACCGTAACATTCTTGTTTACGATGATGACGCTGCTGCTTCTCAGTTTACAAAGCGTCTGCTTTCTCTTATGAAAGTTGTTATGCGTCGTAACGCTGGTGGTAATGGACAGAACGTTGGTAATCTTACTGACTGCTTCATGTCAATCGAAGGTATTGAAGATATTCGTAACTGGGGCGTAGATCAACTTGACGAAAGAAGTCGTTATGAAGTCTACAACTCTGCCGACAACGGTGCTCCTTTGACTCGTATCTTTGGACTTAACCTTCATGATATGTTCGAATTCGGTGACGGACAACAGTATCAGAACTTCTTTACAAGTGACCTTTCAGGTACGCTTGCATCGTCTGATACAGAACTTGTTGTTGGTCTCGATTTGAATTCAAACGATTCCTTCATCATGCCTGTTAAGCAAGATGTTCAAGTTTATGCCGATGAGTCTATGCATCGCGGTGGTCGTCAAGGCTACTATGCCGAAGCAGAGATCGGATTCGGTGCTCTTGATAACAGAAGAGTGCTTGCTGGATCATTCTAAGTTAAGGCTTAGGCATATAATAAATAATGCCGCTATCTGCCATCGGCGGGTGGTGGCATTTTTTTTTGGGAGAATATAATGACTATACAACAAAAGATTATTGGTGGTAATGATTTAAATCAAGGTGCTGTAATTCAGGCTCCAAAAGCCGCAGGTACAGAATCGTATGGTAGTAATTATACCGTAAATAATTCTATCAATACAGATAGAACCGCAGCAGCCGCGAATGCAAATCTTGATGCACATTTTGATGATCCAAGATATTACTCTGGAGATACTGCAAGCTAAATAAGGAGAAAATCGGAAGTTTTGACATTGACTTCTTCACAGTTGATGCTGTCGCACGAAAAGGATTTTGGTTATCATTGGAGGGCGATAATCCAACTGGAGCGACATTGAAGCAGGGGTTACATAGAATTGAAACTGGCGAAGTAACTGGACTTCATAATATAGGTACTGGAATATAATAATATGAGAATACCATCTGGAACAACAGATCAATACATCTATTTTGTTGCTGTTGACGCAACTGATTCCACAACTCGTGAGACCGGATTGACTACATTCACAGTGTACCGTTCTCGTAACGGTGCTGCCGCTTCTGCAATGACAACTCCGACAATTAACGAAGTTGATGCTACCAATATGCCGGGAGTTTATGAATTATTATTAGATGAAGATATGACAATCGGATCTGGTAATGATTCCGAAGAAATGATCTTTCACATTACTCATACTGGTATGGCTCCCGTATCTCGTTCAATAGAATTATATCGCCCAAAAATAACAGTTGGAAATACATTAAGCGTTGAGGAAGATGGTGACTTAGTAGCAGCGATTTGGGACCGAGTTGTAAGTAAGGCTAATCACAATCTCGCAAGTAGTGCTGGTCGTTATCTGCGTGAGATTCATCAAGCGGTGGGTTCTGCTGTTGAGGGTGTTGTTGACAACTCTCTTGGAGATGCGACAACAATATCGTTTAAGACAGACCTGACAGCAGTTGATGATTTTTACAACGGTCAGCTATTAGTGTTTACTACTGGAGCGTTGGAGGGACAGGCAAGACCTATTCTCGACTACGCACAAACAGATGGTCTTATTACTTTCGATGAAGTCTTGACTTCTGTTCCTGTTGATACTGTGGAATTTTCAATTACTCCACTTCATGTTCATGCCACTTCCGAAATTGCGACGGAAGTACGAACAGAGATGGACAGTAATAGTACACAACTTGCTGCGATTGTTGCTGACACTAACGAGTTACAGACAGACGATATTCCTACATTGATTGGTGATTTGAACGATCCTACAGCAGCCGCAGTAGCCGACGCTGTTTGGGATGAACCGAAAGCAGATCACACAACTTCGACTACGTTTGGTAGTGAATTACAGTCTGTATATCACGCAAATATTCAATTAACAATCGACGCCGCAAACACTCAAGACGAGTATACAGTGACATGGTTTAAGAATTCTGCTAGAGTAACTTCTGGGATTACCTCACCAACTATTCAGGTAGTGGCTAGAGCAACTGGATCTAACCTAGTATCCTCAACATCTATGACTGAAATTGGATCAACAGGTTCATATAAATACGATGAGGGGTCGAATAGAATAACAAACGGAGAAGCTGTTTTGGTCATAGCTACCGCAACTATTGACGGAGCATCAAGATCATTCTCGAAACTTCTTGGTAGGGATGCATCTAGTTAATGAGATCTCAATTACTAGTTCCGATACTTGAACACGAAGAAGAGTACCTTGGACTTGCGGGTGCAGGGGTTGAAGGTGTTGTTACTCTAAATTACGACCTTCTCGTACTAAGCACTACACTAAATAAGCAATGTGATTTTAACGTCACCTTAAATTCACTGAGTAATTTTAACGCGGTATTGAATAAGCAAGAAGATTTCGGAGTATCACTAAACTCTAATGCTATTTTTTCTGTTGCTATTAATAAACAACTAGACTTTACAGTGGAGAAATAAATGGCTATTGTCGAACAAATACATGTTAATGACTATGGAACCACTCTTAAGGTCTTAGTCAAGGATATAGACTCTAATGGTAATTCAGCAGCGGAAGACGTTAGTGCTGCAACTACATTAAATATTATACTGAAAAAGCCAGATGGGACGAAATTAACTAAAACGGCTTCATTTTCAAGCGATGGGACTGATGGGTACATCCAGTATGTCACAGAAGATGGAGATATAGACACAGTAGGAGATTGGGAATTACAGGCGTATATTGTTGAACCTTCTGGTGCGTGGTATACCGACATTGTAAACTTTAAGGTATATTCTAACTTATAAGGAGTATTTTATGGGCTGGAAGAATGACGTTACAAAAATAGTCAGGGCGTTGGTTAATGACCTAGATCAAACAACTTATTCAGATTCCAGAATAGAAGAAATGGCAATTGTAGCTGCGTACCAAGTAAATAGTAATATCAGTTTTAGCTATACCTATACCGTTTCTTTATCTACTGAGGCAATCTCACCTGACCCATCAGATAATGCAGATAACGACTTTATTACATTGACAGCACTAAAGGCAGCTTGTAATATTCTTAGGTCTGAAGCAAAGACCAAAGCAGCAAGTGCGATTAGTATGACCGATGGTGCTAGTACAGTAAGCATGAAGGGGGTTTACGACGCCTTGAAAAGTGAAGCTGATGACCTTTGTGAAAAGTTTGAGCAAGCAAAAAAGCAGTTTATTATGAGTGGTGGAGTCGGTGGACTAGCTATTCTGTCACCTTATTCTCCGGGGAGCGACGATGCTCATGGTCGCTCTGATCGAGATGGTGCAAGTTTTTTTGAATAGGAGATAATATGGTATCTATACCTAGCGGTGCTTTTAACCTTTTTAATGAAGTAGTCACCGATATTTTTGAGAAGAAAATAGATATATACTATACCCCTAAAAGAGAGGATTGCCCAAACTGTAAATCTTCAACCTTGGGATATAGTAGATCTATTTCAGAATATGTTCCGGGTGGACCTATTCCTTTCTCAAGAGGGCAGCAGTGTCCTTATTGCAATGGCGTTGGGCATAAGAAAATTGAAACGACAGAAGAAATCCCTGCTCGTATATATTTTAATAGAAAAGACTGGCAAAGTTACTCCGCTAAAATGAATTTACCGGACGGATCTATTCAGGTGATCGTTAAAGAAATATATCTTCCTAAAGTACAGAGAGCTAATTATATAGTCCCAAAAGAACAGGATATCCACCAATACGGCAGAAGAGAATATAGAATGGCTGGAATCGCAAGACCGATTGGTTTTCAGCAAAACTATCAAAGATATTACACCACCTTCTGGACAATGAATGATGAGTAATGGTATCAAGATTTTAAATTCTACAAGAGATTTTCTTTCTGGTATGTTAGACCAGATGGTTAAGTTGGTTAACGTAGACTACAAGAAAAAGAAAAGCAGAAAAGAAAGTAGAATTAAGCAGGAAGTATCAAGAGCTGTTTATAATTGTCCAGAGATGAGTGCTTTAAGGAACGGTCAATTGGGGATTGATTTGGGAATTCCAGCAAATCAAGATCCTACCCCCTTGATAGCACAAGCGGTAGCAGACTCTTTAATTATAGACGAACCTAATTTTAGGTCTATTGGAACTAAAGTAAGAGGCGATTTAAAAATAAAGGTACAACCGAATAACTTTTCTAACTTGCTAACTCAAAGCTTTGCTTATGTGATAACGGAAAAGGGACAGTCTTTACCTTGGCTGTCTTGGCTGTTAGAAGAAGGGGATTCAGTTATCGTGTTTGACTGGAGCGTAGAATACGGACCTTTTGGTAGAAGCGGTGGAGGACACATGGTACAGGGAGGTGCTTTTACTATTGATCCAAGCTACTCTGGAACTCCAGATAATAATTTTATATCGAGAGCACTTGAAGGTGTTACAGAGAAAATTGTTAATATTTTTTTGGAGCAATAAATGGCTTTTGACAAAAAATTGAGAGGGTTTTTAAATACGCAAGACCCTACTATCTCAAATACGGTACTAGAAAATATGATCCATTTTTATGATTGGGGCTATGTCGATAAAGGTGCATACTTCAATATTGATAATGGGGCTTCTGGAATTTATGGTGGACGCAAAGATATCCTTAAGCGTAAGAAGCACGATGGTTATTCGGACGGTCAAGTGTTTGAAGCTTATAGAGGCAATTGGGTTTGGGAAACAGGGGTTTCATCTCCTCCTTCCCCCACTAGAGTTTCCGGCGTTTATATTAATGATGCTTTTTATCCTACTGGAAATTCAACTTATCCTTTCAATATAGATTATCAAAACGGTAGAGTGTTCTTCGATAACGCTATTCCTAATACTGGAACGGTCAAAGTAGAATATTCCGATAAAAATGTAAAGTGGACAACCGCAGACGGTATTCCTTGGCTTAGACAGATACAAAAAAATTCATTCAGGGTAGATAGGCCAGAATTTAGTCACTTTGGATCTGGAGATTGGAATACTCAGGGGGAACAGAGAGTAGAACTTCCGGTGGTAGGAGTTAAGGTAATAGGGAATACTTCCATTACGCCGTATCAGCTAGGAGGAGGACAAACTACTCATAATGACGTTATTTTCTATATTTTCACCGAAAGAGCGTGGGAATGCCAAAATATAGCAGATACGATAGTATATCAAAATGATAGAACCATTGATCTTTTTGACTCAAATGCTGTGGGAATTTCTGGAGTTTTCCCTTTTAATGAGATGGGTTTTTTGAATGAAAACGCTTTACCTAGTGGATTGTACCCAAATATGATAGATAATTTTAATTTTGGCAAATGCTTCATTCATAATAGTCACGTTCAGGCAAATAAACAAATAAATCCTAACCTATATCACGCTACTGTCAGATGTACAGCTAGCGTAGACCTTAAAAACTTATAATATCGCCTATTTTTGTGTATATATATACAGAACCCCTATCTAAAAATAGGCTTAACTCAAAATATGGAGTAATAAAATGGCAGATAATAATAGAATTTTTTATGCTTGCCAAGCTGTTGCTATTTGTAAAACAGGACATCCACCTAACGGTGGCTCTGGAAACGAAGTAGATTTTTGCAAAGGCGTACAGTCAGCAGGTATTACAACGAACTTTGAACTTACTCAGGTTTTTGAGTATGGTCAGATCGAAATTTATGCAAACTTGGAAGAAGTTGCGGAAGCTGAAGTAACAGTCGAAAAAGTTATTGATGGTGAAAAACTACTGTATCTTGACGCTGTAGGAGAAATCGGAAAAACTGACTTGGCTGGTGCTGCTAATAGTGAGTGCGATCTTTATCTTGCTATTTTCAACGACTCAGTGAATGCTGTAAATAATACTACACCTAGACACGTAGTATACTGCTCTGGTATGGTTATGTCAAATGTATCTTATAGCTATACTGTTGACGGACCTGCTACAGAATCTATCACTCTAACTGGATCAGATAAGTATTGGGATACTAACACTTATGGAGTTCTCGGAACTTCACCTTCTGGTCTTTGGGGAACCAATACGGCAACTGGACTTGATAACACAGACACTCCAGTTTCTGGCGTTGTTCGTCGTGCTCAGGTCGATATTGCGAACTGCACAATTCCGGGTGACATTCCTAATGTTGGTGATAATAAAGGTCGTTTACAGTCTATCTCAATTTCAGCGGACTTCGGTCGTGAAGACCTATTTGAAATCGGTAGCTTTGGACCTTACTTCAAGACTTCTACGTTCCCATTTGAGGTTACATCTGAGTTTGAGGTGATTTCAGCACGTGGAGATCAAAACGCGATTTCTGGTACTGCACCAAACTTAATTGACAGAACTATCTTGATTAAAGACACAGCAGGAACGGTTCTTGACTGCGGTTCAAACAACAAGCTATCATCAGTGAACTACACTGGTGGAGATACTGGTGGTGGAAACGCATCGACCACTTACTCATACAGTACGTTTAACTCTTTTACCGTTAATGGTGGAGGTACTTACTGGTCATAATGTACAACATATAGTGCATTATGTACTAAAAACGAGGTTAATGTACAATTTTTTGTGCATTGGAAATATAGGACTGGAATAATGAATATTGAAAGGGACTTGTATAGAATAATTACAGGCCGTCTCCAGTTCGCTAGAGACGGTCTTTTTTTATATATAAAAGATCCTGATCCCGAACTTAAGTTACGTTCTTATATTATTTATGACGAAGTATACGAGCGTTGTATGGAAAGCGGAATGATGGTCGAAAAAGAAAGACTCAACATGCTCGTTGAGAAGAATCTTTGGACCCCATTAGATGATAGAGAAGCAGATAGGATCAGTAAGGAAATCGAAGACTATAAATTAATGGCTTTTGAGAGATATTACAAGAAAAAAGAACTTGTAAATATTAAGGCTAAAATAAGAAGGTTAGAGGAAGAGAAGATTGGTTTTATCTCTAAAAAGTATCAATACACTGATCTTACTTGTGAGGG